CATCACGACACCCCCTTCGCGTTCAACCCATTCTCTTGTTGCGTACGCTTCCTCTTTTGGAAGTGTTGCGCATTTTTTTTCATCGCCTACGTGCCAACAGATATTCACCCGGATCTTTGGGTCTCTTTTTACTTTCATTTGTTTACAAGAATTGCCCAGCCAGTGTTCGGTCCATCCACTTCCCAACGACGCAACCAATTTTTGCGGCTGTAACGTATCCCATCACCAGCTTTTGTTTTATTGCTGACATACCCACCTTTTACCATGTCCGCTTCTCCGTACGGATCATTATGAACAAAGTGTGTAGGGGTGAATCCACGAATTACAGACCAATGCCCACCACCAGATGGTTTTGTAGCAGTGCCGTAGTGCAGCCATCCACAAGCAATTGGCCTGCCATTACGGATTTCATTCTCAATAATTGCGGCATTGCCATTGGTAATGAACTTTGCATTGAGTCCCAGGTGTCTCAGTGCTTTTAACTGAGCCATGGAATCAGTTGTGTCACCAAAGTTTTTACGAATGTTGTTGTATTCATCATCTGTTTTGACTCTGCCGTAAAAAGCTGCAATCATTGCACAGCTAGAAGAGAAACATTCCCTGGAACCAGTACCTGACTGGTTGTCCAGTTGATAAAAGTATGGAACAGTAAGGATCTTTTCACTGATGACATCAGGACCAGCAGGTGGTTTACCTACTTCGCGGTCCATGATTTGAATAAGTTTTGTTGCGTAGTCCGGATCAGTGGCGTAGCGTTCTGCTACAAGAAGATTTGCACACTCGTTGCGACTGGATGCGCGATTGACACCCTTGAAATTGCTGTAGTCCTTGTACCAGCGGTCAACTAAGTACTGGATACAGGAAGCAAGATCGGGAAAATCAAGAAAATCTGCGTTGATTTCGATCCATTTATCATTGATGAATTCTTTGGTGCCAGCCGAACTTCCCTTACCTTTCAGTCCAAAGTAATTGTTCTTGCCTGAGGTGTCTTTACCGTACCCGCTTTCCAATGCCCATTGAGCAGCAACAACTTCTGGGAATTTCGCACCTGCTTTCTTTGCATATTTCAATACACCATCCCAGGTGTTGGCAACAGGTTTATTATCAATTGGTTGTTGGATTGCAAGTTCTGGATTCCTGTACAAACGAGCAAATTCTTCTTTTTGTTCTGGAGTAAGAATTGAATTAAGCCAACGAAATGCTCTGACTTGGTGGTCAAGACCATTGAAATGCGTTGCAGCATCTACTAAATTTATAGTCATTTTCTTATTAATGTTTTCATCACTACTATAAAATGACCAATAAAAAATGCGGCCGTATTGACCGCACTCCTTATGTAGGGTTTATTCAGGCCCAAGGAACACCTGCTGCTTTTGTTGGATGCTGCTGTTCATTAATTTGAGATTGCAAAGCTGCTTCAATTTCAGCAACTTTTTCAGGACCAAATTTTTCTTTGACCCAATTTACGACCTGTTCTTCCGTCAATTGACTGTACGGGATAAGGTTATCGGGACGCTCAAAGCCCAAAGAGCCATACGCACCACTGGTATAAACACCGTTACTGGCGTTGACGGTATAGTGTGCCGTGAAAACAAAACCATCGTCAGTTTCTCGCTCAAGCTGAGCAATCTTCCACTCAAAAGTCGTACCCATAAATCAAAAAGATTTTTTATAAGTATAGCGTAATTGAAGACGGTTACACTACTCACCCAGAAGGATGCTGTCAAGCCGAGATGCGTTTAAATTCTTCCATAAACTCTTTTCCCATTAACTGTTCCAACTCACCAGGCTTGAGCTTGTTAATGATTTCCATACACTTTTTAAAACGCATGTCGTTTTCATCTTCATCATCAAGTGGTTCCCCTTGCCAGGTAATTTGATTATCGTGCATAACTAAAAACAGGCAAGCATCTTTTGAATACGCTCAACTTGATATTGGTACTCCTCCATAGCTTCAAGATCGTCAATACCACGAGTAATGGCGTAGTTGCTGAGATCAAGGCGTAGCTTATCGGTATCGCTCCAGAGGCGATTCATTACAAACTGTTTGATGAACCGTTTGTTTTCAGCGTTCATGGTAATTAGGGAAGGTGACTACTCGGCGTCGGGCAGTTGCTCTATGGCGAGACGGAGATCGTCAATGGCGAATTGAGTTTCCTGGTTCGTGTCTGCTACATAGCTGACGTGATCGAGCTTCTTCAGTAAATGTTCCTTCAGGCTCGGCGGTCTTGGTTGTGTCAGAGCTGCCATAAAATTAGAAGCTACTTCGTCGTAAAAGTTGGTCATTTGGGTTAAGCGTAGAAGTGGGAATGGCTAAAAGGCTTGAGGCAACGAGGAAATTATTTATTTCCTAGAGGTGGCAGTTGCTCTGGTAGCGAGACTGACTCAAGAATTTCTCTGTTTAAATCAAGAGTAGACCAAATAACAGGCATACGAGTATCAATAGTGCTGTCGTATGTGCTAATAATGACAGACATTCGGTAACGAGGCGTGTTCTTCCTGATGAACTTAAGAGTTTCATCACTTTGTACAAGTAGGGGCTGCGCCAGGGCGGCTCGGGCTCGGGTGACGAGGTCGAGGTACGAGTGATGAGGATCGGCAGCGGCAATCTCAGCCAGGGGCTGCAGCAGCTCAGCGCACAGCGCTCGGAAGTCAGTCATCGAGTTGCTCCAGTGCGCGGCGGATGGTGTCTGCACCAAGTTGAGTAGAGCTGTTATTGAGAATGTGAGCTAACGCCTCTAACGCCTGCTCCTTCAAGCTCGGCGTCTTGAGGCGGCGAGCGGCGCGGAGATCACCCGGAGCAAACTCGGTCACTGCGTGGCAGTGCAGCCACTGACAACACGCTTTCAATTCTTGATCGGCGCCCCATTGGGCAGCGCGGGTGGCAATCACGATTGCAAGATCAGACGTGCTCACTGATGCGTTGCGAGCGTCGTCGAACCACTGCACCACCAGCTCTGGCGCCGGGGCAATGGGATGCCTGTAGTCTTCTTGGGTCATGGTTTCTAGGGAACTGTGGCCAGGGGCGAGCAGGTCGCACTGCGTCGCCCCACCATACTACACCCGTGTCAAGCCCTTGATCAGTGCCGGGCAAACTCGCCGTGGAGCGACTCACGCAGCACTCGAACAGCAGCGGCGCACTCGTCCTTGTCTTTGAAGTCGCCAGCACGATGCAGCTTGCCCTTATGCCAGACCTGGCCAGACCAACGGTTGCGGGTACTGATCCAGCTCACGCCCTTGATGCCCGAGGTGCTGTCCTTCCGCAGTTTGGTGTTGCGCTGGTTTTGCGAAACCGTGATTGGACGCAAATTTTCGATGCGGTTGTTGAGCTGATTGCCATCAATGTGATCCAGCATCGGAACGGGATCGTTGCCGTGCATGATCCAAACTAGGCGGTGCGCCATGTATTTGCGGTAGTTAATACAGACGCAGCGATAACCACGATTACCTACAGAGCCAGCCTCTTTTTCGTGTTTGCATTTCCAATAAAGTTTGCCATCATCGTAATCAAAGAGAGTGTGGAGTAGATCTTTGGTGATCTCTGTGCTCTCCAATGCCATAAAAAATAAGACCTAGCTGGGTCAGTTATTATAACCAAGCCAGCTAGATCTTTGAGTAGGGCTACGCGACTTTGACGATGATGCGAGCCCGGCCATCGTCTTCGATGGCGATGACCTTGCCAATGGCTTGCATGTATTCGGCAAGGGTCAGATCGGTTTCGTCCTTGGCAATACCAGTGATGCCGCCGTCTTCGGTTGCGATAGGGACGATGTATTGGCCGGGAGTTGCGCCGGTCACGTTGACGGGCACTTGGCCGGCAAAGGCAATGCGGTCAACTGTTGCCCGAGCCAGCTCAAGTCGCTCCATCCACTCGGCGTATTCTGGAGTAGAGCCGTCAACTTCTTGACCGTCTTCTGTTCTAGGACGTGGTTCGGTAAACCAGTTATCACCACCAACCAGGCCGGGGTCTGTTGATTTAACGCAAAAGGAAATTGCATCGGCAAAGATGTTGGTTAAAAGACCGCTGCTATTAATGCCGACAACATCTGCCTTTTGGATGACAAAATTTCCACACTTTTTGAAGTATTCGGCATAGTCGGCACCGTTTTGGTTTACCGTGCCAGAAGCGTTAATAGACCTGCTGTTTGAATTATTTTTAGAAAGACGCAATGACCCCGAAATCCCAGGCACTGCACCGTCTGATGCCTCAAAAATGGCGTCATTATTTCCTGAGCTATTTCTTACGGCCAAGTTTGCATTAGTGCTATTCGCAGCCCGGCCTGTTGTGGTTATGCCTCCCTCGCTCGCAATCCTCATCCGCTCCGTCGGGCTGCTCGCTCCGTCGGCGGTAGTGGAGAACGTTAATCTCCCTGGGAGGTCACCTGCTCCAGGGGTCGCATCTGTGACACATTCAATATATGCAAAAGTTGCACCAATGCTATCTGTAAAAGCAAGTTGACCAATGGTGTCATTTGTGGCGGTTGCCGTTGATCCTCTTGCAATTGAGAGGATGCCCGCACCTGTCGAAGAGGAAGTGTTGCCTTGAGCAACAACTCTGGCAAACTGGCCGCTTCCTGCGCTAGGGCTCGAAGACGTGCCAACTAAGAGCCTGCCGGAGCCATCAATTCGCGCCTTCTCTGCGTTGCTTCCTCCAGTATTAAACAACAAGTGATTACCAGCGTGCAGATACCAGATGCCACCAGCATCAGTTCCACTGCTGTTTCTGAAGTTAATGCGGTTATCCGCTCCAGCAGTAGTCGTTTGGAATGTATAGGTTTGATCAGATGATCCACTGACGTGCAATGTGCTTGCAGGACTCGTAGTGCCAATCCCTACCCTCTGTGAGGTATCTACAGTGATCGCCGTATTTCCACCTTGCTTGATATACAGCTTTCCGCCGGATGAAGACTGATCTATTTCGGAAGAGAGATCAGCATTTTGCCCAATTACAAGACCGCCGTAGCCACTGACGTTGAACTGTGCTTTTGAAGCGGTGCCATCTTGTACTTGGAACTTTATACCTGCGGTAACGCTAGAAGTCCCCAGACCTAATTTGCCATCCGATGTAATGCGAGCGAGTTCTGTTCCAACGTGAAGAAAACGAGTTGCCAGTCCAGATTCGGTACGAAGATTGAGTCCGTTTGAATCACCATAAACGCGACCACGAGTGGCAGTGCCATCAGCAATCAACACATCATTAGTGAATCGACCTTGGCCATTTACGTCAAGTGTATAGCTTGGACTAACCCCGATGCCAACATTTCCACTCGCATCAACAAACAACCGCCCAGTGCCATTAGTTGAGATGGCTACTTGGTCAGCACCAGGGCTGTAGATGCCAGTGTTGGGATCACTAGCAAAGGAAATACTTGGATTAGTAGCTGATCCGGCTGCAAATACACCGGAAGTAATAGTATGCGTTCCGCCACTAATACTTGTAAAGTTACCACTTGTAAAGTTTGCAGTAGTACCAGTGACCGTGGTACCAGAAACAGTAACAAAATTTGCAGTGGTTCCCGTAACCGTTGTTCCTGTAACCGTGGTAAATCCAGCGGTCCCACCAGTAACGCTGGTGAATTGGCCAACGTTTCCAGTTACGGTCGCGCCTGAAACTTGAGTTGTAAAAACACCTGATACGGCAGTTAAATTACCAAACTGACCAACTGCACCAGTTACGGTTGCACCGGAAACCGTTGTACCGCCACGAATAACATCACCGGAAATTGTTCCAGTAACAGTTAAGTTTCCAGAAGTAGATGCAACAATTCCCGAAACTGTAATAGTCTGATCAACTCCACCATTGGTGAAAATAATGTTGTCGACTTTAATACTGCCGTACGCCATAATCTTTGTTACTTTTTCTTTATTTTAACCGAAACAATTAAGGCAGAATTGTAATTGTTCCTCTAATAATTAAACCTGCATCACCAGAGATAACACCAGAAGAAACAAGTGCAGGTGTTGCTCCTGACGGTGCAGTGAATACGCCGGAAACACTGGTTAAATTTGTGAATTGAGCGGTGTTTCCTGTAATAGTTGTACCTGTAATTGTGGTTGCACCAATTCCACCGCCTGTAATATTTGTAAATTGCCCTGTTATTCCGGTAACAGTAGTGCCAGTGATCGTGGTAAATCCTGCAGTACTACCTGTTAACGTAGTGAACTGACCACTATTTCCTGTAACTGTAGTACCCGAGACAGTTGTGGTTCCAACAATTGTTACACCGGTAATATCTGTAGCTTGAACTGCGGTACCCGTAATTGTTTGTCCGGAAACAGTACCAGTGACATTAATACCAGAACTAAAATAACCGGACCCAAGGACTGTTAAGTCTCCACTGATGGTGGCACTGGCAAAAGCTAAGTTTGCTGCGGTTAAGTTTTGAAATACACCAGATAAAAACTGTGCACTTTGACCTGTGACTGTGGCACCAGATAGTTGTGTGGTAAATACACCACTCACACCGGTAATCGTAGTGGCCAGAATCGTATTGCCGGTTATTGTTTGCCCAGATATCTGAGTGGTGAATACACCTGAGACACCCGTAAGCGTCGTGAACCGCCCGATATTACCGGTGACGGTTGCTCCTGACACTTGAGTTGTAAAGACTCCTGCTTGGAAATTTGCTGTGGTTCCTGTGACCGTTGTTCCGGTAACCGTTGTGAATCCTGCGGTGTTTCCTGTAAGGGTTCCAAATTGTCCTGCATTGCCGGTAATGGTAGCGCCAGAAACTTGAGTCGTGAAAACACCAGAAATTCCGGTAATAGTAGAGGCTTGTATCGTATTACCAGTTATGGTTGCACCAAAAAGCCGATCGCTGAAAACACCAGAGGAAAATAAACCAGACGCTCCAGTGACACTAAAGAAGTATCCGTAGTTTCCGGTAATGGTTGCCCCTGAAATGCGATCAGTAAAGACTCCGCTGACACCAGTGATATTTGCAAATCTTCCAGTATCTCCTGTAATTACAGCTCCCGACAGTTGCGAAGTAAAAACCCCAGACGCGCCTGTGACAGTTGTAAAATTGGCCGCATCTCCCGTGACGGACGCACCAGAAATTTGGCCGGTGAATACACCTGATTGGAAATTAGCAGTTACCCCAGTAATCGTTGAACCCGTCAGGGTACCTGTTACAGTGACACCAGAGGAAAAGAAAGCATTACCTAATTCCCTAAACGTGCCGCTGACCGTTAAATCACCTTGAGTAGTATGACCACTGGCCGTAAGATTTTGAAAAGTTGCATTTGTGGCATTGATAGTGGTGCCAGTAATAGTTGTGCCGCTGAGGGTACCGCTGACATCCAAGTTGTTTTGAATGAAGACACCACTGAAGTTGGCAACTCCAGTCGAAGTGATTGCGTTAAAAGTTGCTTGGCCTGTAACCGTAAATGTACTGTTAACCAACAGAGGACCAGTCATGGTCCCACCGCTAAGAGTTAAATATTTTGTGTTAAGGTAATTGCTAAATTCGTTTAAGGTAATCTTCTTATTTTTTAACGTCGGGTCAACTTCGAAGACGCGAACAAGTGTCAGCAGATCTTGCTCTGCCAAGATTGCGCCTTGAATTGAAGGCAGTTCAGTAATCCTTCTATTGGCCACCTATATCAAAAACAAAGCCTATGTAATTGATTATAGGTGGCCCTAGTTCGAAAGATCTTATTTAACTTGAATTTCAATACGCGGCAAATTCTGAGAAGCAAATCCCCAGATCCACTGCACTCCAGTAACGGCGCCAATAGACAGTGCAAAAATCACAATGAGTTCTGCAACTGTCAGATTGCGCCTTACGTAAACAACTTTAGGTTGTTCAAAAGGAGATACGACTAGACCCTTAATTGGTTCGGAGATCTGATACACCTTCTTCTCTTGTGGTTGCTGCTGTTGTGCCATGTATTGAGCAACGGCAAGTTCCCTGGCTTGTTGCTTCATTTGCTCCAGGACTTCAGGCGTGATCTGCCCTGGAATCGATTGATTCATTTGAGGAGGAATACTGGAAGGAATTTGGTCTTCCATAAAGCATGCAAAAGGTTTACAAAAAGACTAGCATCTAAACAGATTGATTGTTGCAATGAATTACGGATTGCGAAAAGGATTAGAGGACATTGCTTTTGAACTAAAAGGAATCAGGAATGTCCTTGCAACCATGTGGCATTCTCGTTACAACGATGGCGAGACCGACATGATCAATCCAGAGGTCTACGCTGATGAGTACATCTCAACAGAAGAGTGTGCCAAACGACTAGGCGTATCTGATCAGACGATCAGAAATTGGATTCTTTCAGGAAAGAAAAGGCCAGAAAGCGGCTGGATCTATGGGATTCACTACATCAACATCAGTCCTGTCGGTGGAAACAAACAGATTATCCGTATTCCGTGGAACCATTTGATCCAGAGTTTTACCAGGGATACCAAGCCAAGCTACAGAAGTTTTGTTGAAAGAGACGTGGTTAAATACTCTTCAGAAATGAGGGACTCAAAAGACTCTTACATTCCAAACCCATCCGTTCCGAAGACTCCTGATTTTGATGACCCGGAGATCACTGAGGAGTTGCGATGACTCATCGATTCAACGGCTGGTCCATAAGCGACGTAACATTAGAGAATTTTCCAGAGATTCTCCCTAAGTCACTCTGTCTTCAGATTGAAATTTTTTTGCCACCATCAGGATCTTTCGATACTCCAACCCTGCGCCGATACCTGGAAAACTTAAAAAATTATGAAGAAGAGGACCCGACTTTTGCAATGACGTTGGCGAACAGATTGCGTGTTGCTTTCCAGGACATGGAGCCAGATACAATCTGTGGTAAGTTTCCCAATGCCGATCTGCCCTTAAAACGTAGGCTCCGTTGCGTTGCCGAATACTTGATCAGAGCAGGAGAATTTGATAAACTCCGTGACGAAAATGGTAAGCTCATTAAGAAAAGAGGAGTTCTCGGTAAACTTGTCGTTATTTACCAACCGTTAGTTAAGATGCGTGAAACTCTAGTTCGTCAGGGATTGGTGAAAAAATGAGCCGTCGTGAAAAATTAATTGCTTCTGTTATTGGTCCTGAGCTTGACCAAGAAAAAGCCAAGATGCTGGACTCAACTCTCAAGTTGATTCTTGGTGACATGGGTCAAATGTTCTCTAAATTTTGGGAAGCCGAAGGTCCTGGTGTTATGTGCTTTCAGCCTGAACAGGTTGAAAAATCAATGTTTTACCTGACGTTGAAAGAGCTACATGCGGCACAAGAGGAGTGCGAACGAGAAGACAACGGCGATCTTGCCGAGACTTTTAGGCGTATTCTTCAAGCTGCACAAAAGATTGATCCAGAAGAGAGTGCTGGTTACATCTTGAATGACAAAGAGGGTATTCGCTTTGTCGCAGTTGATTACAACAAAATTTCTGAGGACTGATGCCTGCTTTCGTTGGCAACAAAAAAGTTGAAGACTACGAATGGATCAGTAGTAAAGATATGATTGATTCCGCTCATCTCGTTATGGGCGGCATTGATCTTGATCCTGCAAGTTCTGATAAAGCCAATGAGTTTGTCAATGCAAAGAAATATTACACACCTGTTGATGACGGCTTGAATGAGATGGATTGGTTTGGAAACGTTTATGTGTTTCCACCACGCCACTCGTACTTTTGGCATCATGGCTCCCAACGGTGGAAGATGACTAGGGGATTGTCTCCTACTCTGACTTCCAGCTATGCACTTTGGTGGAAGACACTAAAAAGAAAGTGGGTCAGCCGAGAGATTGAACAGGGCATTTACTTTGCCAATGCACCTGACATGTTCATGTACTGCCAGGATATCTTTGATCATCCTATATGCGTGTTCAGAACTAGACCAATATTGAATCAACACTTCTTTCATGACGGAACGATAAAAAGTCGTAACACTTGCGTCTCATTTGCCGTATTTCTGCAACCGAGCAAGAATGTGTCGGACGCCACACAACACTTTGTTGACGTTTATGGCGAAATGGGTCGCATTATTGTCTGACTCAGTTAAAATCTAAAAGCTTCAGTTGAATTTATGAGCATCCTGTCAGACCGCGAAATCAAAGAACTTTCAATCGAGAAGGGTATGATCCAGCCCTTTCAGGATCGTCTCATCAATGAAAGCGATGGTCGCAAATTGTTGAGCTATGGTCTTAGTTCTTACGGGTATGACATTCGATTGTCACCTAAACAATGCTTGATCTTTGGGCGTACCCAGTCTGGTGATTGTGATCCCAAGGATTTTGATCAGGATATTCTGCGTCCGGCTGAATTACTGGAAGATGAAAAAGGTCAGTATTTTCTCCTACCTCCTTTCGGTTATTGCCTTGGCGTTGCAGAGGAATATTTAGATCTTCCCAAGGATGTGACCGTCGTTGCCGTTGGGAAAAGTACGTATGCCCGATCGGGAATTTTGGTAAATATTACGCCTGCGGAAGCTCTGTGGCGAGGACATTTAACTCTTGAAATCAGTAATTGCACTGGTCTTTTTAATCGCATCTACGCCAACGAAGGTATTTGTCAATTGCTCTTTTTCCGTGGTAAAGAATGTGAAACGGACTATCAAATGAGGAAAGGTAAGTATCAAAATCAACCTAAAGAAGTGGTCTTCAGTCAGGTTTAATTAGAAACCTCTGAAGGTACCAGAAAATGGTTGGGGCTTACGTGCGTAACCAACGCCTCCTGTAGGCCCCATCTCATCGCCTTGACTAGGGAGCACCACCCCATTCAAATTAGCTTCATTCCTGGGCGTCCTGCCCCTGATCTGCGGTTCATCGATTGAAGCTCTTTGCTTGTATGCACCAGCAGTCTTAGCCGCTGCCATGTACTTATTTACACGATCTTGTTGACGTGTATTCCGTACGTCAACATTATCCGCAATTTCTCGTTCAGTTTCATCCAGGCGCCTGACATCTGTGTCATAAGCCTGCCCTGGATTTAGATCTGAGGTCTCAGCTCCGGAGGTACCAGAGAGCTGCCTGGGATCGTAAGTAGGATCGAAAAATCTTGCCATGATATTATTTTAAATGAAGGAATTCTGGTTAAAAAATAATGATGCATGCAGCGATGACACCTGATGCATTCTTAAATCAATTTGTTATCAACGATGAAGTGATCAATCGTTGTCTTAGTGAGTCTGATTTTGATCGGCCCTTGGACAATGAAAAGCACGACGTTCCTCTCCAGGACATGTACAATAGAGGTTTAGTGTTGACGCAAGAAGGGCGTGAACGCACCAACCTGCAACTGGAAGGAGGAGAGCGATGCGGAATGACGGGTTATATTCCGAGTGCGGAACAGGGAATGGAGATGGGAGCATCACCCAAACCCAAAGCTTTAGTGCTGGAACTAGGGGAACCGAGCGAGGAGGAGAAAGAAATGTCGATGAAACGCCGTGGTTTAATCCGGTAGATGAGTGCAAGGACGGTTTCTGTCCTATGCCAGCACCAAAGCTGGTTGTTGCTAAGCCAAAGGTTGATTTAGTTAATCATCCCCCGCATTACAACGCGGGCCGATTTGAAGCGATTGATGTGATCGAGGATGCCGTGCAACACGCACCGGATCCTGTTCTCGGTTCACTTCAATGGCAAACGCTAAAATATTTACTGCGCCTTTGGAGTAAAGAAAACTCTTTGGAAGACGCTAAAAAAAGCATGTGGTACTTAAATCGTCTCATTCAAAAATTAGAAGATTGAAAACTCGCGGTCATCATCGTCGTCATCTTCTTCGTCATCTCCCTGGCACATCATTGCTAGCTCAACTAGCTCAAGTTGAGTAGGGTGATCAAATTCCAATTCAATATTTTCGTCAGCAAGAAGATCTTTGATTGCGGCCCATTCGATTAGGCGGCGCTGGTACAGATTCAAAAGAGCAGCATGAAGCTCATCCCAGGTCATTTCTTGAGCTTCCAGCTCTGCTTTACGCATTGCGAATTGCAGTTGAAGCGGGAGTTCTAATTCGCGGGGACGAACTGCGTCTTCCATTTCTGTATGTCAATCTGAAAATATTCTAATCCCAAGAGATGGAGATTGAATCGTTTTCTTCGTAGTCAGAGTCCAGTTCAAAAGAAGTCTCTGCTTCGAAGCTATTGACAAACTCAGCCAATACATAAGGGTTTGTACTGGCCTCCAGGGATCGGATTGCTTGGATTTGATTAGGTTGCGCTGAATAATTCCTGAATGCGTCAAGGAGAATTTCTCCTTTTTTGTCAATTGGAGTCTTTACTTCAGCCAAGAAAAGATTGGACTCTTCTCTACGACGATCAACTAAACCACCAATGACCTTGTAGTAAGAATCAAAGATCCAGTGTGTAATTTCTTCTGCAGCGCCACCCCAGTACTCATTCTCAACAGCATCAATAATCTCACTGTAGAGAAAAGGCTCCCAACCAATTGAGTGAATAAACGATATCAGGGCCTCTCGCATGGAACCATCTAGACCCAAGTTCAGACGCGTTAGTTCATCATCAATGAGTTCAACCTCATGGAACAGATATTCCAGTGCCTTGTGTTGGGTGCAGCGATGCCCTTGTTTTACAGGAGAACCATCTGGGTAGTATTGGGTTCCGTATCCAATGGTGTAAGGGGCGCCACCAGTACTGGGATCTGGGTAAGCTTTTTCGCTGTACCCTTCATACTTTTTGATTATGTTAATCGCACGCCGAAAGTCGGCCATGGAAAGTACAGCAATTACTTTCCATAATAGTGTTAATTAAATTAAAGTGCTAACCTTTACCTTGCCCTCTTTTTTTCTTGCGTCCATGAGAAGGTTTGGAATTCTGTCCTTGACCTTGTCTTGTCAGCTTGGGTTGTGATTCTTTTTTCTGAATAGTGTTGCCTTTTACTTTACCCATTTAAATCACCATTTCGTACGATGACTCCAATATCGAGCCGACATAATATCAGGTTTTGCATCTTGAGCATTATGCCTGGCGTAATAAGATTTACGTCTTGCTTTTTCTTTTTCTGTTTTTGGGTTTTTACCAGCGCCTTCAACTCCTTGCTGACCAAAACGAATAATTTTTTCTTCCCCATCTTTGCATGCTTTAACCACATGGGATTTTGTGGGGTGGCCAGGGGTCTTCTTTGGTTTGTTGCAAGGCATTGAATCTTTGTGTAGCTTGGCTGCCTTAGCTGCTTTTTTATGTTTATCAGCCATTAACTCAAGCCTTTAAATAAAGATGTGAACTCATCTAAGAAACCTTGACCAGCTTTTGACTTGGTTGGTAAATTTTCATCTTCATCAATTGTAAAATAACTAGATTTTGTTGGTTCTTCTTTTTGATCTGTTTCACCAAAGAAGCTTTCAATAGTACCAAGAGATGCAAAGGGGTCCGAAAAATCAAGACCAGTGGTTTTTAATGCTTGATTGGTTCCTGCTTTGGTAAGGGCTGCCTGTTCTGACCTATCAAGATCAGGAAAAAAGTTTTCGTAGAACTCATCCTCTGTCCCCTGGAACCCAGCAGATTGAAAGACTTTGTAAAGTTCTGTCTCTTCTCCAGTTTTCTCAACTGGTTTGTAATCACTTTCTCTTTGAATGTACGTAACACCAAGAATTTCTTGTGTTGGTTTTTCTTTCTTTTCATTCAGGTATTTAATTTGCTCTCTTATTTCCTGCGCCGAACCGGTTCTAAGTGCTTCCGTAATGTAATCTTTTAATTGGTTAATGTCTCCAGAAAATTCATCAAGACCATATCTACTAAGAACTTCGTCCCAAGTAGTTTTATCATCTGGATTCAAACCTTTTAACATCTCATCTGCAAATTCTTCCGGCTTAATAAATTGACCAAAGATCGTTCCCTGCGCCAGGGCTTCTTCTTTAAGTGCGGGAAGAATAGTATTGTAAATTTCATCGCTAACCTTGGACGCATTAAGAATGTCATCTGCGGCATCGTATCCACGTCCTTGTCCTTTTACTTGAAAGTGCATGCGAGCAAACGCATCTTTATCGTTAACATTTACACCAAAACGATAAGCTTGCGATGTCCAATACGAGTCTCCTTTCTTAGCTGCTTCCCAATCAGCGGTTACAGTTGAAGCTTGATCCAAGTATTGCTGCTCCCTCGCCTTGTCTCCTGTTGGGGCAAAATAAAATTCGGAGTCAAAATAACGTTCGGGAGTTTGCCTAACTTGATCAATATATTGTTGAGCACGAAGATCTGCAACAAGTTTTACAGCATTAAGAATATCTTGGGTTTGGAATGGGTTTTGTTCTGATTGACGAACATCAAGATACTCAACGAATTCATTCATTGATTTTGATTCGTTAAATCTTGGGATCAAATATTGATCAATAAAATCCCTTGCAAATTGACCCTGAACTTTTACTCGTTCTTCTGCTTGTTCTTTCGTCAAGCCAAGCTCTAGGTCTTCTTGATATTTAGTTTTAAGTGTGTTATCAAACCATTGTTGCCAGTTATAAGTTACTTCATTATTAATACCAGTAATTCCACGAAGAGATTTTTCAAGTGATTCTTCTGCTTTTGTTCCTCCCATAAACGAAAGAACACCGCCGACACCTGAGTCGCCAAGAATAGAATTAGTCAAGTCTTTGTTAATATTGTTAATTTCTGCAAAAGAATCAAAACCAGAAAAAACAGAAATCTCTTGCTCCCTAGCTTTGGCTTTTTTCATTTCTTCAATAGTCTGTTTTAACACATCTTGCGTTAAGGCTCCAAATCTTTTAACATCAACGATTGCTTTTTCACCGACCGCTTGATTTAATGCGTCTTCTAACTCAGTAATGCCGTAGTCAGCATTAATGTTGTACTGAAAAGAAATTGCTTTATCTTCCGGACGTTCAGACATCCGGAAGAGAACCCCAAATTCATCAGGTTTGGTAACGTCAAGAAAATATTGTTTGCCCAGGTTTTTCCAATAGGTGTCACCAGCTTTTGCTTCTTCCCAGGCTGTAGCAACTTCTGGAACGTTCAACAAGCGTTCTGTTTGAGTATCTGTATTTACCCCAAGCTGAATGGTACGTGCTTGCTGTAAATCAGTATCAGTTGGCCTTTGCTCTACGTATTGCTTGGCAGCGGCAAGCTCTTCTGCTTTGTTACCACGGGCACCAGAGGGCTTACCGATATTTGTGTAGTGTTGTAAATAAAAACCATTCTCGTTTCCATAGCGCAAGGTTATGTCTATATCATCATTAGAAACAGCAGAAGCCCATTGTTGTGATGCATTAGGATTCTGTGTTTTGTAATAAACACCATCAAATGTGCCGTAAGGAGGTTGAGCGCCAAGATTTGTGTTCCATGTTTGTAGCTTATTTTGAATGTAAAAAGTTTTATAGTCAGACAGCAACGTGTTTTTAATTGAATCCGCTTCTGCCTTGGAAAACCCAGCGGATTCAAGTCCTAAATCTGTATTTTTTAAAATATCTCTTTGCTTAACATAATCCCCTCCCATAGTACTAGAGCGCACCTGAGAAAATAAATCTTCTGCTTTATTTCTTGTAGTAGCTTTTGTATTTTCTTGGTTATATTCGGCTAATTCTTTTTCATAATTAGCTTTATCCTGATTAAAGATATTGTTTAAATCTTGATAGACCCTGGGATCTATCATCCCAGCCCAACCTCTCTGCAGGTTTTGATATGCAGTTTGATAAAACCTTCCTTGCCCGCTTGCCCTGCTTGAGTTGTTCCAGTACCAGTTGTGGTCTGGAGCTGATTGCATTTGTGCTGGCTCTGCTTTACTTGTTTTCCACTTACCAGTTGCAGAGTCTTTAACAATTGCCATATCAAACTGCCGGTTTTAACTCATGTAATGGATAAGAAAAGATGTCAACAACTTCCTGTGACATCCAGGCTTTTATTCTTTCCATCTTAACCTGAGTAAAGAATTCTTGCTGTTGATACCATTCATCCACAGCAGTACTGCCTTTGTTGCTATTACAACGACGGCATGCGGGAATTAGGTTGTTTCTGTTACTAGAACCAGATTTAAACCTTGGAACAATGTGATCAAGGCTTGTGGCAACGTCTTCGCAATAGGCGCACTTATAGTCCCAAAACTCGTAAATAGATTCCCTAAACTTTCTTTTGGCTAACTTTGGAGTTAATTCGACCAGGAGAGCAAGTGGCGCGTGCTCGTCATGGAACATACTCTTTAGTTGCTGTTAACTTATTTTAAGATTCCTAAGCCAATCTAAAATTTTAAAATTTCGTAAAGGTCCCTTGACATTCCTTGTCACCGAGGTAGTGTATATCTGAACACGCCTTTGTTTTTCATGGCGGCTACAACTGGTTGGGTTACAGCCAACAAAGCATGCGAGTCCCTGGGACTCGACAAGAAAACGCTCTTTAAGATGCGAGACGATGGGACCCTTCGATTGGGACCCCATTACGCCGCATTTAATGATACGTTCTCTCGGGACTCGTATCGCTGGAACCTGACTAGCGTACGCAAGGAATTAAGGAAGAAAGGAATTCCCTTTGCCGATCCTCTTTCTTCGGGAAATACAGTGCTTTCCTCAACTGATAAGCAAGCTGAAGGTCAGTGATGTTTAAAGAAACTTTTTGAGTTTCAATAGCATTGCCAAGTTTAGTTTTCATCTTATCAAAGCAGTCTTCAAGATTTGAAGGCTGCTTTTCTTTTAGTTGAAACAGAATGATCCACTGTGGATGTAATGGTTTAATTTTCTTTTTCTTAGTTGCAGTTGTAATTGTATTATCTGAGTTCCAGGAGAATTTCTTTAGTTCTTTTGGGTGTACTCCATAGGTTGCTGCCATGCCAAATAGCCACGCTGCAGCACCAAAGCTTTTGATTCTAGATAGCTGGAAGTAGTCGTCTACGATCGCCTGATCAGGCGGCGGAGGATGGATGGGTTTCATTGGTCTCTGGCGTGTAGGCCAACTAAACCTTAAACCTTACCAGGCCCAGGGACGCGTTAATGTGCAAATCTTGTCGAGTCTTAATAGACTCAATAAAAGTATACACTAACTCAACATTGTAAAGTTTTCTATTAATATCTTGTCTGTTGCAATGTTAAATAGTTTTTGAATTACAGGATACAAGATAGGTGATTGTGCATTACGTGGTGGAACATCCATGACAGAAAGAGAACGCACTGTTTTAAAGTATTCTCTATCCTTTTGGATTTTAATTTCAGTTTGTTTTACAAGCCTTTGTTCCCATTCAACCATACCTGTAATACCTACAGGAAAATCAGATGGTTCTGGCGGAAATAATTTATCTCTAAATTTAAGTGCATAGATGTGTTTGCAATATCTCAACTCATCTAACAATGGAGTCCAGTTATCTGAAATCGAAAGAATAATGTCTTGAGGGATTGAGTTACCATCTGTTTCCAAAGAGAAAGTACTGTAATCGTCATAACCCGGCATACCTTCCGCCGTGGAACCTGGTATAGAAATATTGGATGTGCTTCTTTTGTAGATCGCACCAAACTCTCTATAGACACCGGGGTTATCTCGTGTTGCTTTTATATCTGTGTTTGATGCATCAGTAACTGTGTAGTCTAATTCAAAGCCCTGGGGGGCGTAGACATCTAGTTCGCGATTGATACCTGGAGCAGTCATTGCGTTGTTATTGACAACACCATTGACTTGAGTAACTTCAAATCGACCAGGTTTAATAGCAGATACATTGGTTCTTGGAAAATATTTTTTGGAATTGCCTCCTCCACTCATCACAAACGAATAGTCTCTATGAGTAAAGTCCTGACAGGTGCATGCATATCTCGATCCCGTAATTAAGAACCTCCCTGGAGTAAAACCAATTGGAGAAGGCGAAATAAATTGTTTATCTGGTGATACGTAAACAGAACCTGATTTTTTGAACGTCAAGATACCAGTGTCTTGATTAATCGCTACAACAACTGCTTGAACGTAACCGTATCTAGTTTGAGTATTGGGATTAATTGTGTCACTTGTGATGATAGGGCCGTCTTGAACAAGAACACGATCTTCAAAGATTTCTGTATTAGCAGGTTTTAAACCATTGGTTTGCCCTGGTACAGGTATGTAAAAAGGAGAAGGAAGAGGATTAGCAGAGCTCCAGGTTCCAGTTAGTTTTACATACCAGTAAAAAGAATCTTCTGTTACGCTCTCTACGGAAAGCTTTTGAGTACTAACCGGATCTGTTAATTGGTCTGTACGCACAGATCCCGCATAACGCCAAATAGCCCAGTGCATACCAAGCTCTTTGTTGCTGGTTGGAAAACCAACAAATGCACCAGAAATTACAGTGTTTGGATTACCAGAACTTGCGGTGTTAGGGGTTTCGTAACTAAATGGAAAAGTGTATTCATTGTTGTATGTATAAGCATTAGCAAGTTCGTATCCTTTTCTCCATCGCGACCAGGCTGATTCTCTGTTGGCAGCGTAGATTGAATCTGGGACGCTACCCTTCGAGAATTCTGTTGTAATGGGCTTGATGGCGCCAGGTGTAAAGGGCTTTACTTCTTGAAAATTACCGAAGTTACTGCCACTTCTTTTGGCCATTTATCAGAAGAAACCGCCTTGAGCGATCACATGTGCACCAGGGGTGTAACCAGAAATGTTAGGTCCGTCAGGAAACACGCCAACGTACAGACGGTCGCCACGCTCTAAGTACACTCCTTTATTGCGAAGAGGAGCAGTGCTGCCCAGGCCAGTGGTATTGCCAGCAGACATGACAGGAGCAGCAAGAGTCGGGAGGACATCCGAACAGTCAACCTCCTGTGTATTAGCCGGAATAGTTTTGGCGCACACAACACGGTAATCCCCGGAAGCGGGAACGGGATTGGTTGTGCCGCGAGTATGATACAACACAAAGGTCACTGCCGGTTGAGCACCGTAGTTGGTTCCGTTGTACGTAAAGCCCTGCGCAAGGCCACCAGAGTAGTGGAGATCGGTGTTAACGCCCGTCAGCGTGGTTGTACCGGTGTAAGTGTAGTAACCGACTCCACTGCCCGCTCCGCTACCCGTAAGGATGCCTGTGGCGGTCACGTTAACGATCTGACCACTAACAAAGGAAACGATGGTTCCAGACGTGGATGCACTTACTGTGTAATCAGCGGCGCGATAGAAATCATTGCGAACAATTTTTACCGAATCAACAACACCACCATTGTTATTATCTTCACTTAACGTTGCGTCCATGTCGACCAGAATCGCAGGAACCTGGCCACCTTGTACAAAAAGAGTATTGTTGGATGCACTACCAGCAATCTGAGTCGTTACCCTGACGGCGTCGTAAAGCGGCCTATCAATAAAGACGGGACTTTTGTTCGTTGCGGTCGAGCTCACTGTACTTACACTTATTATTGTTTTTATTATAAATCAATTAGACGCCCATGTATTGAGAAAGATTACCAAACGGCGTGTTAGGCATTTTTGCAGTTGCCGTAAACAACCTTTCAGGGTTAGCTTGAAGATTTAAAAAAATTTTGAAAG